CAATTAAGTCTTTTGGTTTAATGCCTTTACTGGGTGCAGGTCTAGTGACTCCATAATCTTTATCTCCACGTAATGATTGATTTGTCGTGGTTCGTCGTCCGCCAGACGAATAACTATCACCAAGATTTAACCACACCGTCCCATCGTCCCGTAATACCCTTTTAATCTCTCTAAATACACCTACTAGGTTGTTTACATATTCTTCAGGAGTTTCTTCTAAGCCTAATTGACTATCAATTCTTTTTGCACCACATTTAGGACATACGCTTTTGTAAATTGCATCACCAACAACATTACCTTGTTTAAACATTCCCATATGCCCTGTTGTAGTATTTTTACTTATCTTTGTTGTTCGCATGTGAGGACAATTAGGGTCGCCTCCTACCCAAGTTGCTGTTCCATAATCTCGTAAACCCCAATACGGTGGTGACGTAACCACCGTATTGATACTTTTATCTTTTAATGTTTTTAATGTTTCGCGGTTATCTCCGCGTAAAATTTTAACTGTCATTCTAGTGCCTCTATTATTTGTCGAACCCATGAGTCCTCGTCGATCATTTCAAAGTACAACCACGTACAATATTGATCTCCCATATTACCTCCTAAAAATTCATCGTACCTGCATTCACGCATAAAAGTCTGGTAGGGTGTATGATAAAGATAAATGATTACCAATACACCCACCACGATCCATGAGACAAGGAGCTTACCCATGAATTTTTTCTCGAGGAGTAAGTTGCTGTTCCCAATTTTTTATTTTCTCCTCCTCTTTGTTGATGATGTTTTTAACATAATCCGCTCTAAATTGCCAGGCATCAAGTAGTTCCTCAATAGTAGTAAGTGGCCACACAGCAATTCCAAAGAAAACTGGTTTTGTTAAATGTATCTCTAAATCAAAGCCTTTTTCTTCGTTTAAAAACTGCATGAAAACTTTGTTTTTTCTGTCAGATGATATTCTGTAATCATTTTGCAGATAATAATACTGAGAGTCTTTAAAATCATTCCAATGATCTTTTTTAGCTTGATTTACTTTTTCCTGTTGTTCTTTATGTTTTGTGAACTGTTGGATAAGTATTTTTAAAGTATCAAAAGTTGGTTTCTTTTTGATAATAGATAAAAGCTCATCATGTAATTCACCAACATAAGCGACTTTACCTTCAGCAGACTTTTCCCATGGTTGATATCTTGCACCCACACAAACGCCTGCACGGTATCCAGCTTGTTGAAAGCCATGATCATAAATGACACCTTTTCTATTACCCTCGTCCCATCGTTCAATGTAGCGCTCACAAGCACCACACATTGCTCTATTTTCATTAGCATGCTTATGTAAAAGCTTTTCTGCTTTGATCCTAGCCTCCTCCTGCGTTCTTTTAATTACTTTTTCACCCAGTGATATAATTTTTCTGTAATCAAAAGTAGCAAGATCATGTGAATACCAGTAAGATTTTTCTGGGCTCTCATCTTGAATAATATGTCTATTAGGTCTTTTAGAGAATGAAATCTCAACTAGTTTATCATCGCGATTAAGACCAAGAGCAATAAATTTTTTATCCTGCTCATAAATGGCAAAATTACTGCTGTATTTCCACAACTTGTAACCATTGTGATCAAGAGACCAAATAAGTTTTTTATCATAGTCTTTTGATACGCCAGTAATTTCAAGATAATTACCATCTTGATTTGCAAATATTGTACCAAACTTAGTGTAAGGTATTTTAAATTCTACTTTCTCCATTATTGCCTCCTTAAAAAATAAACCAATCTGCAAGTGCAACCAGACTTACAGGAAATGAAACAGCAAGGTATATCCACTCTTCCTTGCTCGCTAATTTAAGATCGTTAATAATATATTTAATCATTTTCTTTCTCCTTACTTGTTAAATATTCTGTTGTATTGTTCCTTAGCAAACTTAGTAGCCTCATGCTCCCAAGGTGCATCATCATATTTTACATCTTTAAGATACACGCCTAACTCTTTACCTTCCCATCTTACGTGCGTTTGATTATCAGTAGACCAAACTCTAAGTTGTAATCTGCCAGTTACTTGTTGTGCAACATGACAAAGTTCATGAGCAAGAGTTTGTAATTGTTCAAACAAAGATAAGTTAGCCGCTAAAACTATTTTAAAATTTTTAGATGCTTTTGAACCGTTCAATGGAATAGTGCAAGTACCTAAAGTGCTGGCTTTTAAAACTGATCTTCTGATGTGTATTTTGATTGATAAAGTATTTTGCAATCTTGTAGAAATACCAAGTCTTGATAAATAAATAGGAACCATTTTTTCATAAGACTCTTTTGGACTTACACGAACCCAAGATGTGTAAGATAATCTTGGTAGTGATACTGATACTTTTAATTTTTTATTCTTTCTACGTTTCATTTCTTTCTCCTATGCCCAATATTTAAATCTTAAAATGCAACCACGTAAAAGATACCAAGCATCTCTGTTTTGTTTGAAACGATTAGATTTAATTTTGATTAGAACCTCGCTACCTTTTGCAGGTCTGTCTCCACCAACAAACCATTGGTTGTTAATTTTTTTTGCTTCTACTTTTACTCCGTTTAGTAAAGCTTCGTAAATTTTTTGATCCATTTTCTTTCTCCTTTATTTATACTATTTTATTACATTATATTACATAATCTGCAATAATTATCTATTTTGTGGCTAATTTCTGCGGTTTTTCGAGGGTGCACGATCCGTCATCTGAGACCATTAATATTTGAATTCCTAACTTTTTTTGTAAGGGTGATGGAGAGCGTTTGATGTAGTATCCTGCATGTGTTCCTGATTTTCTTTTGCTTGTTGATTTTACATCGACTAATAACATTTTACCTGTTTCATCGATTGCTATGAGATCGCATGGTCCTTGTTTAGAAATATTATCAAAGACCCAATACCCACGCTTTGTTAAATATTGAATGGCATACAAGTGTGATGTAAAACCTTTTTGATGTTTATGATCCATGTACCATGTTAGGTTTAGCATTTTAGGATGTAATTTGTATTAATTATTTTGTTTTAGGAAACATTGCACACTTACATAGCATAATTTGGCACGGCTCATGATCCATGGTTCAAGAAATCTTAAAACAAGTGTGGAAGTGTGAGGATAGCAAATTTAGTAGAGAATACTTAAGTTTTTTCCTCACATTTGTAGTGTGAGGCAAGTGTGAGGATGTAAGGATTGATTTTAAAAAATGGCAGATTTATTAGTTTTCTTTTTAACGCGAGTAGAAATTTTTTTATATTTTGATATAAATTGTGTGTGAAATTATGCTTAAAAGAATAAAAAAGGAGTTAAAAAATGCAAGTTGATGGAAGAAAAGCAAGAAAATTGACACCAAATCAGTTAAGATTTGTTCATGAATTTTGTTATAATACTTTAACTGGTAAACAGTCTGCATCTGAGTCTGCAAGAAGAGCTGGTTATTCTGAAAAGGTAGCAAGAAAAGCGGCGTATGAATTACAGAACCCAAACAAATATCCATTAGTTGCTGAAGCAATTTATGATTTAAAAAAAGAACTTACACAAAAGTATTCTGTTAATATGGATAAGCACTTAGCAAGATTAGATGAACTTGGTAAAAGAGCTGAGGAAGAGAAACATTATTCTGCGGCGATTAATGCTGAAGGTTTAAGAGGTAAGGCTTCAGGATTGTATGATCCTACAATACGAATGGAGAGCGCAATAGAAAACTTGTCTAGAGATCAACTTGTAGAGAAGCTTAACGAACTACAGAAAAAAGGTGTAGGTATAAAAGGTGAAGAGAATGTCATTGATGTAACTGCTGATGAGGTTCAGACTGATGATAGCAAATTAATTAAGCATCAAGACTGAGATTTAATGTCAAACATATTAGTTTCAATACACCAACCATCTATCCAAAATGCTTCAATGCCTTTTTCAAAAGCTATAGTCTCAAGCATTTTTATTCGTTGTATTTTGTTTATCTCACATGTGACTTTATCAAACCAAACCTCTTGATTTGTTTTTACAGTTGGCCATCCTTGAACACTTATCATGGTAATTAAGATCCAAATCTTTATCATTTTTGTATCCCAATATTTTTTACATTTAACATCTAATATTTTGTAGCATGAAAGAGAGTAACTTTGTTAAATTAATTAGGAAACATCTAACAATTTATAATTGGTTCAGGATAGAGACAACAACTGTATTAGGTTTCCCAGACATGATTGGTATTGCTCCACAAATGGATACGATATTTGTTGAAACAAAAGTTGCCAGAAGCCACCGCGTATCATTCAGTCCTCATCAATTTGCTATGAGTAAAAGATTATCAGAGCTAAGTGATAAGTCTGCATACGTTCTTGTGTATGATGAACTTGCGAAGCCCTCTCTTGGGGCGAGAGAAATCCTATATGGGGCGTGGGACGTGGGAAAACTGCGAAAAACCACGCAAAACGTACCAATATTGGCGGTTGGTTGGCCAGCGATCCATGATTATTGGCGCAAAAGACATGAAAAAAGCGTAGAAAACCGCGAATTATAACTTACGATAATTTTTATTATTGTAAGTTATATGATACATGGGCAGAAAACCGCGAAAAAATATAAAAAAGCCTAGGGTACCTGTAAAAAATGAAAAAAATGGCGGGATTCTGCGGTTCCTGACCCCCCCTTAAAATGCCCACGATAACGTTCGCGTGTTGACCTAGCGCATGTTTTAAATTTTCAGCCAACAAATTTTCATATGAAAAGTTTTTTCTAGGGGGTACCCCCTTTTTTAGTATAAAAAGACCCTAGGAGTCCCAATGGAAACCAATAATAATAAATATTCAAAGTATTCGGATGAAGAATTGAGGTTAATGTTAGCAATTGCTATGCATGATGACCAAGAAAAAGCTCGAACAGATTTCTTACATTTTGTTAAAATGGTCTGGCCTGACTTTATTGATGGATATCATCACAGGATCATGGCTAAAAAGTTTGAGGAGATTGCTCAAGGTAAGCTTAAACGATTAATTATCAATATGCCGCCTAGACACACTAAATCAGAATTTGCTTCTTACTTATTTCCTGCATGGCTAATGGGTAACAGACCAAAAACAAAAATAATTCAAGCAACTCACACAGCAGAACTGTCATATAGATTTGGTAGGAAGATGAGAAACTTAATGAATGACATCGAGTACAGGAAAATTTTTAAAAATGTCAGTCTTAAACAAGATTCAAAAGCTTCAGGAAGATGGGAAACAAATCATGAAGGGGAATATTTTGGTGCTGGTACTGGCGGTGCTATTACTGGTCGTGGTGCCGATCTTCTCATTATTGATGATCCTCATTCGGAACAAAACATTAATGATACCGCTTTTGATAATGCCTATAATTGGTATTTATCTGGGCCACGCCAACGTCTGCAACCAGGCGGAGCTATTGTCATTGTTATGACCAGATGGTCAGAGCGAGATCTTACAGGAAGATTAATAAAACTAGCTGGAGAAAATAATGCGGACAAGTGGGAGGTGATAGAATTTCCAGCAATCCTACCAAGTGGTAAACCTATTTGGCCTGAATATTGGAAACTAGAAGAATTAGAGAAAATTAAAGCCAATCTTCCCGTAATGTCTTGGGAGGCACAATATCAACAACAACCTACCTCTGAGATTGGTGCCATAATTAAACGTGAGTGGTGGAAAATATGGAAAAAAGAAAGTGTTCCCCCATTAATGCATGTAATACAAAGTTATGATACCGCCTTTAGTAAAAAAGAGACAGCTGACTTTTCTGCTATTAGTACGTGGGGAATATTTAGATCAGAGTTTAACAAAGATAATATCATTCTTCTTGATTGTATAAAAGATCGTTGGGAATTTCCTGAACTTAAAAAAATTGCTTTAGAACAATACAAATATTGGGAACCTGAAACAATTATCATAGAAGCAAAAGCAAGTGGTCAACCTCTTATTCAGGAACTACGACAAGTAGGAATTCCTGTCGTAAGTTTTAGCCCATCAAAAGGTAATGATAAAATTACTAGAGCAAACTCGGTTGCTCCTCTTTTTGAAAGTGGTGCAGTGTGGGCTCCTGAAAAACATTTTGCTGAAGAAATGATTGAAGAATGTGCGGCTTTTCCTTATGGTGAGCATGATGATTTAGTTGATACAATGACTCAAGCTTTAATGAGATATCGTCAGGGTAATTTTGTATCTCTAACGGATGATTATGAGGACGAGAGACGTGAACCAAAAAAATACGTATATTATTAAATGGTAGTTCAGGCAATAACACTTGCGCAAATGGCGGCGAGACTTGGTGTTACAGTGCCAGCCGCAGTAGAGATTTTTAAGAACCAAGGAATAGATTTGTCTGGCTTTGGAGAAAGCGATATAATTCCTTTAGAAGATTTATTCCCACAACAAAAAACATTTAGAACTTACGATGAAAGTTTTTACAGACCTGAACCTGTTGTAGGTTCCACGGTCCTTGAAACAAAAAAAGATGACGATGATATTATTGACGTAAAAGAAGAGGAATTGGAAAAAATGCCTCGCACTGAAATGACTAGAGGTGATGAAGATCCTGATCCTGATGATGGTAAAGGACCAGAACCACCAGTCAAAGACCCTTTTGAATCTATATTTGAGGATTTAGTACGACAAGAATTTAAAAAGCAATTAGATAAGCTCAAAGAAGATTTTAAAAAAGCAGATGAGTTTTTAGCAAAAGACAAAAATTCTAAACAATACGTTGAAACACTTAATCCTGTAAAAATTTACGGAGATAAAGATGTACGTGAAATTGATTATTCAACTATTAAGGGAGATCCAATCAACTTCGAATTTGATGATCAAACAGTGCAAACTATTGGCGAACGAGCTGTTCAAGAGATGGATAATAAAACTAATGTCGATGTAAAAGCATTGACAGAAAAATTCGGTTTTAAAATGCCTTCAGCAGAATTTATTAATAAATCTTTAGAAGGTGACGATGCAGCTAGGTTTTGGTATGAAAGAGGAGCTCAATGGGTCGACGATTTTTTAGAGGGTTACTCAGACGAGGATAAAAATAAATTTTTTGATATTTTATCAATTACCTCTGGAGGAGTAGATCCTAAACAAAATTTAAAAATAGCGATAGGTGTTTTCTCTGACTATAAAAATAATAGACCTATCCGTATGGGTTTTCGTCAATATCAGTCTTTAGACAAATTTTTAAAGAGCCCTGATCAAGTAGTAAATACACCGAAATTTGGTAATTACGTTGACACGTTTAAATATTTTACAGGACTCTCGGACCGTGAACCAAACACCGTCAATGATTTACAGATGGCAAGAATCTTTGGAATTAATCCAGACGTTCTTGCTTCAAATCCAGAATTATATGCACTAATCACAAATTCAATAAATCGTTTAACTTTTGAAATAAATAAAACGAGACCTGACGATAAGAAAATACAACCGTTCAACCTTCAAGCCTTAATGTGGTCAGAGAGCAGAGGAGGGTCAACCAACTACCAAGATATGGGTAATGAGCTCGTTGCTGATTTACAGAAAAAAGGTTTTAAATTTAGAAATAATAAATTAGATCCAATCGAAATTTTAGACCCTAAATTTGTAGAAAAACTTCAGACGACTATAGTTCCCTACAAAGAATCATTAAAAGCAACAATAGAAGTTGGTACTTTTTTAACACCGAACGGTAAAGAAATAGAAAAACTTGTAAATAATTTTCCAGAAGACACAGCTCTGATGAATCAGATTAGCAACGTTCATCGCTCAAGCTTAAATAAATTAATTACAAAACAAAAGAAGCAACCATCCGTGATGGAACAAGCAGTATCCTTGGTTCTTGGTGAAAAAGCAGAAATATCTAGAATGGAGATCGGAATTGGCACATATGAGGGCAAAGCAAATTTTAACGTTATTGTCCCTTTAACGGTAAAGGTGAAAAATAAATTTGTTGAACTTACAGAACCACAACGATTACAGGTTTTATCTTTACTTGGTGAAAATTTAAATCAAGCTGCAATGGCTACAAGCAACTTTACTCAGTCTGAAACACCATTAGAGAACAGAAAAAAAAC